CGCGGGTTGTCTGGGGGTAAAGGTCGTCGAGCACGGAGTCGAAAAAGTCGCGGACATCCTGCGCCGCTGCCCCGAGACCGGCGAACAACTGGCGCAGCTTCTTGTCGATTGTCAGCCGCCACGCTCTCGCGTTCGGCAGTACGTGCTGAAAGACTTTAAACATACGATATTGCCCCCAGCTTGGCCTTTTCGCCCACACCTAGGACGTAGATCGACACGGGGAGGCCTGCTTTTCTAATCGCTACCGACGAGAAGAGACCACCCGCCGCGCTGACGATGTCACTGACCACGCCCCCGAGCTCCGTCTGCGTAATAATGTCTACTCTCACCCCCACGTCTAACCCGACGATATACGGTGCACGGCTTAAAAAGTATTCTGTCGTCGCTTCTGTTATCTGCGCCTGCACCGCGGCCAGACTACCGGGGACGCTGATCCCCGCGACCTGCACGTCAAAGGGCGGGCGGATGATCGGGAAGGTGTTCACCAGTGCGGTGGCAGGCCTGCGCGTGGCGAGGCCGTTCTGGTCTAGGTTGATTATGTCGAGCACGGCCTGCAGTTGTGCAGTGGTCGGGATGCCGTCGGGCTCGGTGGCCGATTCGACGTACACGTCGACCTGCCCCGGACACTGGCTGGTGTAGGGGTACACGTTCGCGACGCCTTCCGCCTCCTCGCCCCATTGCTCATAGTCCGCGTATGCGCCGCCCTGTGGCCGCTTTTGGAAGCGGTCAAGGGTGCGCTGGCGGTATGCCGCCGTGGTCTCTGCGCCCGCGCCCGTAGTCACCGCGTTAAGCACGACGGCGTCACGCGCTACGTTCGGCAATGGGTTGGCGAAGGACATGACCGCCCCTGCGCTTAGGTTGCCGATTGTGCCGGACCCGTCGCCCCCTTGCTGGTCGCCGGCCGCCCGCACCACCACGTTGACCGTGGGTGCGTCGAGCAACACGTCGCCGCTGGTCAAGTACGTGACCCCGTTAGTCTGGCCGAGTAGTTGAGATCCTGAGCGTAAAAACCCGGTTTGGTTGGTCACAGCGACGGTGACGGTCAGTTCCGCCTGCGTTGCGGCTTTGGGGTCCGGTATGCCCACCAGTCGCCCCCACTCCCTCAACGGGGTGATAATACGCCCGTTGATCGTGGTCGGTTTGTCGCTGGCCGTGCTGACGAACATCTGCAGGAAAGTAAACCCGCCGTATTTGTAAAGAATTACGTACACCGCCGCCATGGCTTTGGCCATAACTCTGATGAACGCTTTAGGAAACAGGGGCACGGTCTGGCTGATCTGCGCTTCTATCTGCGCGACAATATTGTCAGCCACTTGCTCTGTGGTTGGGGTACCCGTCGCGCTCATAGTCTGGCCCACTCCTCGGTAAACTCAAATGTTTGGTCGTCGATGCTGACCGTCATTTTAACTTTATTTATGCCCGGAATGCTAGCGGAAACGTCGACGGCATAGCGCGCAGGCAGCCACGCGAGGTCTGCACGAGCGGCGTCGTTCAATCGCTTTAGGTTGGCCGAGGTCGCGGGGACGCTGTCCATTAGGTTCTGCAGGCGGGACACCATGCGCGTGTCGCCGTCTTCGCCTTCGTTGCCCCACCACCCGTACGGGTTGTCGGGCAGACCGTCGTCGGCCTCGTTACCCCCGAACAGCGACAGGTACACCGCGGTCTCTAGCCCGTCGGTCAGTTGGACCTGCCCGCCGTCGATGGTGACGTCGCCGTCGTCTAGTGTCTGGTAAAGCAATACGTCCGTCATACTGTTGGCGCCTCTGTCTCTGCTTGAGTGTTGCCCGCGCTGTCCGGCCCTTGCGCGTGGGTGTGGTCGTCCTGGCCAATGCCGTTTGCCGTCGTGCCGTTGCCGTTCGTTCCGATGATGTACCCGTTAATGTCGACCACGCCGTTGCCTAGCAGCTTTATGTACCCGTTAGCGTTCTGCATGGTCTGCGCGCCGCTAGGGAATAGCATGTGCGACCCGTTGGCGTTCTCTGTGAGTACCGCGCCGTCGTTCATGACCCACACCTGTGCGACCTGTTCGCCGGCTGCGTCTCTGGAGTACGCCCTCCACTCGCCGGGCTGGCTGGTCTGTTGGTTCTTGGGGTCCACGTACCCCACGGCCGAGTACCGGCCAGTGCCTTGCACCTCGCCCAGTATGGTGTAGTCCCCAGGCAAGGGGTGCGCGTCTACGCCAGACGGTTGGAAGTGGTCAGACGTTAGCAGGGCGCCCCCTCCTGGGTTTGCCTTGACGTCCGACACCTTCGCGCCGTTGCGTTCGGTGCGGGTGAACTCGAGCACGACGCCGATCATGCCCATGGCAGCGTCTCCGGTATCTTGCCCGACAGTGCTCCGGGTAAAATTAAAGTTAACACGGCGGTCTCGCTCTTTGGGGTTTTCGTAAGTGTAACCGAGCGAACGAGAAAAGTCGATCGGCTGAATATCATCGCACCCTCTGCCAGAAGTGTGACCAGCGTGTTAGGCTCCCATAGGTTGCCCGCGGGGTCGCGCCATGTGGACAGCGTGACCTCATACGCCACGGCGTTGGCGAACATGCGCCCCGCCTTTGTCTCGGTGGACTGCTGGACACTTGCGTCGGGCGTGTCTGGGCTGCTGAACGTGTACGGGCGGACCACGTCGCCAAGCTGCGCGTTTTTGACCGTGTACGGTTGGCCCGGCAAACCGATGACGGTCGGGCCGATGCCGGTCACGTGGCTGAAATACTCTTGAGGTTGAAACCTGGGGGAAACGTCCTGCAGTGGGCTGGCCCCCTCCGTGAGGTTCGCCACCGGTGCCCCCGACTCTAGCGCCTTACGGAACAACACCTTGCCGTCTGGCGTGTCACTCATTACTAGCCCGCGCGGGGCAGATAGCCCCGCCAAAAATGGCAGCATTCGCTCGGACGGTTGCGCCATGACCCGCAAGAAAGTGGGGCCGGTGTCTGCGTCGAACTGCACGCCAAGGCCGAAGAATGACGCACACTTGCTTGCGATGGTCGCCAGTGTTGACTCGTCCCATTGCAACGGGTACGCACTTGCCGGCGCGGTGCAGTCGCCCATCACTCCCGGCCTAGCGTAGCACGCCACGCTGACCGTGCGGGCCTGTGGCGTTAGAACAGGCACGGGTGCCACCATTGTGCCGGTGAATAGCCGGGTGCCGCCTATGTTAATGTCTACGTCGTTAAAACTAAACGGGCGGAAGCGCTCGCGGAATGACGGGTCGTCGGGGGTGAACGGTGCGTCGAACTGGGCCGTCGAGACGGCGTCCAGCGTCCGGGTGATCGAGACCTCGGACCAAAAGCGGAAGCGTTCCCCCTCGATGCTGACCGACACTTCGTTCGGGCTGCTTGCGGCTGCGTTCCCCGTGGCGGTCGCTTGTGCGTCGGGGTCGGCAGGTATAACCAGCGATTGCCCTGCGATTAGCGGCACGGGCGCGCCGGGGTTGGCCTGCTGTATTAGTGGGGCTTTCTGATCGTCGCCGTACTGCTTGCGGGCGACGGTGTCGAAAGTGTCGCCAGGTTGAATGACATACTTACGCGACATAGTATACCACCTCGCGACCCTGTGGCAGCTCGATGACCTCGTCTCCGCTCAACTCGTTGTCGTTGATCAAGTCGTCCAGCTTGCTGTCAACGGTGCCGTATAGCTCGTAAGTCAGGTCGACAATAGACCGAGCGGACCCGAGAACAACGCGCCGCTCTTGTGCGAGGCCGAAGGATAGGTCGACGAGCGCGCCGGCCGTGGTGGCGATTAGCGCTTGCGTTGCTTGCCAGCTCCCGCCCTGGTCGACCTGTCCTAGCGCTGCGTAGTTGTCGTCGCGCCACTGCGCCAGCGCCTCACCCTGTGCGAGGATGCCCTCGGCGGCGAGAATGGCGTCAGGGCGTCGAGTGTATGCCGTGGTCGACAGCGCCAACGCGGACGCAGTGGCCACGCCGCTGGCATACATGTCGGTGTTGTATAACTGGGTGTCCCGCTCGACGGTCGGGCCTACCAGCCTTGTGAACAAGTCGAAGTACGCGTCAGCGCGCCCCGACACTTGCCCCGCGATACGGGCTGGGGTGTTGATCAGCTGCTGGGTCTGAAAAGCCAGCGTTAGCGGGTCGCGGATAAGGACGTCAATACCCCGGTTTATTGACTTTTGGATCGCGTCAAATTGGCGCTGCGTTGACGCCACGCCCTCGGTGATCGGCCCCAGTGTGCTGGTGACTTGGTCAAGCGCCGCATTGTACCGGCTCAAGAAGCCGGCGCGGGCTGTCGCGGTGTCTAGCACGTTGGACTCCGCAAGCTGTGCGGCCTGTGCGGCCCCGGCGGCTTCGACTAGCGCGTTTATCTGGCCGACGGCGTCGCCCGTGCTGGTTGGATACACGAGGCCGATAGTCTCGAAGAACTCAACCTCGATCACTGCTTGGTTAGCGCGCACCACTAGGTCGTCCCGTCTGCGGACGGTGCCGACTGGTACGACGTCGACGCGCCCGTACACTGGGTGTTCGAGTATGCCCTGTCCGCGCTCTGCTAGTGCAGCCATCCAGCCGTTTGCCTGTATGTCGTACGAGTCGCCCCATACGATGACGCGCAGCGCGTACCGTCTGCCCGTGCGGCCGAGGTCTTGAACGAAGGTCCCGTCCGCGTCTGCGAACTCGTAGGCGGTCGCCTTCTTGTCGAACGCCTCGGACGTCTGCTCGTAGTCGAATGTCAGGCGCGTGCCGCTTGGGCTAGTGTATGCCGCCTGTCTAAGTCTGTCCTGCCAGCTCATTAAAAGCCCCCTGTCTCCGCGACTTTGAGCGTCTGCGGTCCGCGTATGTTTTGAATTGCGGCCCGCCCCGTCTCGTCTCTGATGATTACTTCGTTCGTGCTGCTTGTGATCGACTCGCTCACAGACTTAGCGGTGCGCTCTTGCGGGCTCGATATGTTGGGCATGACTGCCTCTTGCCCCATGTCGAACAGTGCGGTCGGGCTAAAGTCCTGCAGCATTGCCTTGGCGGTCTGCAGCCCTTGTGCCAGCGACCCCATCGAATTGTCGAAAGCCCTTTGTATTAGCAGGGGCAACTCTTGCAAGTTCTTGGCGAACGTGTCAGAAAGCACCACTAACGCGGAAAGCGTACCCACGAGCAACACAAACGGGTTGGCCGACATCGCAAGGTTGACGACCGCCGTCGCTACTGCCAAGGCTTTAAGCGCAGCGTTAAGGCCCCACACCACCGCCACGACGGTGGCAATAGTTTTGCCCGTCTCGACGTACGTGTCTATGTTCTGCGCGGCGTTGAGGAAAAACCCGCCAATGTTCTGCGCTATGATGTCGCCGTTTGCCCTTACCCACTGGGTCGCCAGGTCGATGGCCTGTCTCATTGGCCCGCGGTTTGTCTCGAACAATGTGATCGACACCCCTTCGATGGCCGAGTTTAAGCTATTGAGCGACCCGCGCGTCGTGTCTCGCATGGTCTTGGCCATGTCTGCCGCTGCGCCGTCCGCGTTGCGCAGGCGCTCGCGGTACGCTCTGAGCGCTTCGCCGCCCTGGCTGACGACCTTCGATGTGCCCGCCAGCCCTTCACGGCCGAAGATGGCCGCGAGGGCCGCTAGGCGTTGGGTCTTGGTTAGGTTGGCGGTTTTGCGGTTAAGCTCGTCGAGAATGTCCGGCATGTCTTTTAGCTCGCCGGTCGCGGTGTCTTTGATCTGGATGCCTAAGCGCCTGATCACCTTCTCCGCGGCACCCGCGGGCGAGGCTAAGTTCAGGAAGGCGTTAGCCACGGACGTGCCCGCCACCTCTGCCTTAACGCCCGCGCCGGCCATCACGCCTATCATTGCGGCCACGGTCTCTATCTCTACGCCCGCTGTGGTGGCAATAGGCCCCCCTTTTTTCATGGCTTCGAACATCTGCGAGATGTCGGTGTTTGCGGAGCTTGACGTTTTGGCGATCACGTCGTTGACGCGCGCTAGGTTCTTTCCCAACTGCGCGGCGTCTTTAGTCTCTAGGCCAAAGATCCCCAGCGAGTCGGTGGCGATGTCTGTCGCCCGTGCAAGGTCGACCTGTGCGGCCGTCGCTAGGTTCACAACGCCAGGGAGGGCGGACACTGCCTGCTCGGCACTAAAGCCGGCCATGGCTAGGAAGTTAAGCGCCTCGGCCGATTGTGTTGCGGTGAACTCTGTGGTTGCCCCCGTCCGCTTGGCTGACGCCTCCAGCAAGCCGAACGATACGGTGCCGCGCTTTGCGCTGTCCCCCATTTTTGCGGACGCGTTGACGATGGACTGCTCGAAGTTGATACCGGCAGCGGCGGCTTGGCCTAGACCCGCCGCGGCGATGGTCCCGACGATTAGTGCTTTCTTGGCGATGTTCGACATCCCGTCGACCACTTTGCCTGTGGTGCGCTGGACTTTACGCAGGTTTCTGTCGACGCTGCGGGTCATTGATCCAATGCGTGACTGTATGCGAGAAATGGGGGCGGACATCTGGTCGATGCCCTTAAAGATTGTAGAAACTTGAAATTTTTTACCCATGGCGCTTTAGCTCCGGTATTAGTCCCGCGTAAAACACCCCGAGCTGCGGTATGGTTAGCTCCCGGACGTCGGGTATGCCGGGGTAATCCCTGCAGCACTGCAGCAACTGAACGCGGGCGGAGGAAAGGCCGCGCTTGAGCTCCTCCTGCCCGTGCTCGACTAGCGTTACTGCAACTCTGCTAAAAAAAGATTGACGATAGACGTTAGCACGCCAGTGTCGCGGATCGTCCACTTGCCTGGTGTAGACACGCCGCCCGTCAACTCGCACACCATAGCAAACATTTTGCGCTGGCCGCCGTCGTCCTTGCCTTTAACGTCCGCCAACAAAATGGCGCCCGTTGGCTGCTTGAACGTCATCGCGGTGCCCGCTTTGGTGGTGTACGTTGGCTGGCCGTCTGTGCCGATGGTCAAGTCGCCGCGGCAGATAGCCTTGACCACCTTTCCCTTTAAGCTCTCGAACATCTCGAGCTCGTCGCCGTCTAGGTCTGACGTGTCCGTGTCGATGTCGAAAAACTTGCACATGTTGCTGAACTCCGCCTCGGCGGACTCTTTGTCGATCTTGCTCATAGTCTTGTGCTCCGTGGCTAAAACGATTTAGGAAGTGCGACAGCGCGGACAAACCACATTTGGCCCGTTTGCAAGTTTGTCTTGGCTAATGCTAAGCATCGCTTAGACTCTTGATACCGCTCAGGCAAGATAGGTGCAAGTTCTGATTGCTCAGAGTCTCTCATATCTGATACTTCTTTTAAAAGAGTAGCTGTTTTTTCTGCGTGGTCTTTAATGCGGTTCATCAGATCGACTTCAGCCTGCGACAGGTCGCGGTAGCCTTTAATCTTCTTGTGCTGGTTTTCCATAGTTTTAGCCCTATGTGAGGGTCGGAGGTGACGCTTTCGCGCTACGGTGCAGGGCTAACAACACCCACCCCCGACAATGCCCTATTGCTTAGTTAGGCGGCCCGGGCCGCTTAGGGTCAAGGGTGCCGTGGTCGTTGCGCTGCTAGACTGCATGTCGCCCGTGATCTGGCCTTGGCCTTGATATGTTGCGCCGCTGGCGTACGTGATGCTGATCGTCACGTAGTCGTTACTGTCTGCGACGTCCTGCAAGAACTCCTGGTCCTCGCGTAAATCGTCGATAGCCAACGCCAGCCCGTCCAACATCCAGCCTTCGCGGGTCTTTAACAAGCGCCCCGTGCCGTTGCCGTTGGGCGAGTGCTCGTTGTTCCACCCGCCGAGCTTGCGATTGCTGTCAGCGTCCGCAGCAACGGGGAAGTTTCGACCGTCGATGCCTACTTCTTCAATTGATCCACCTGTAGCCATGGGTCAGTCTCCTAGTTAATTACTGCAGAGGCACCGAAGAAAAAACCGAAGTTTATGTCGATGCTGTTAATGTTCACGTTACCTGACAGTTTAACAGGGAAAACCGTGTTAAGTCTATTGGGATTCTGGCTGTCAATCTCTGACTGCAAGTTCGCCTTAGTGTAGGGCACTTCGGAGATCAGCGCAGCTAGGCCGAGGTTGTCCGCTAACGTGCTCAACACCGCGATCGCGTTCTTAGGCTTCTTGGCGTCTGGGTTGACCGTTGGCTGGTCATCCGGGATTAGTGGCGCCCCGTCCCACGCGGCAGTGTTGAAGATCAAGTCAACGTTAAAAATAACATTTTGCAACTTGACGATGTCTTTCACAAAGCGATACGCCGGGTTCTCGTCCCCGTCGGGGTGGTACGCTGTGACTGTGTCAGAAACCGTGACCTCTCCGTCTCGAACCTCAACCGTACTCGCTCCACCCTTGACTGCCAGTTCGCGCTGCGCGTAATCCCATTGCACGCCGTCCGCACCAGGTGCGATATACTTGGCGACCTGTCGGCCGTAGTCCCGCGCCGGGTTGTTGTTGGCCGTCACCGCTATGCGTGCGAGTAGGCCCGCCGCAGATACAAACGGCAAGTTAACCGAGCCAGGGTTAGGCAAGAACGAGTTAACGCGGTCCGTTTTGCGCGCGTCGGTGATCGCGACGATGCCCGCCTCGTTGAGTGAGTGACCCGTGAACACTACCAGCGGCTTGCGTACGAGCGGACCCCATCGCCCTTCGCCGAACGTCTCGAACTCGTCCAGCGTCGTGCTGTCCGCTACGTCTAGGCAGTTCAGCACCATGGTTTCCCACACGTTGCCAACTTGTGCCAGTGCGCCCGTGACCGGTGGGTTAACTAGGCCGCCCGTCGGTTGTGTAATTGTGAATGTGAATCCGGTGTCGGTTGGACCGTCAACGGTGATCGACAACGCGTTGCCGCTTGCGCCCGCCCATTTGGCCTCTAAGTCCAACGCGATGGTGTCGTCTGTGGCGACCATCGGCATGCCTAGCACACCGTTAACCGCTGTTTCCATTTTAGCGGTCAGCGTCGCCACGGTGTCGCCAACGGCCACGACAAACTGCGAGGACGTCACCCCGTTGATGCGGACCGTGAACGCGCCCGCCTTGGTGCCTGCGCCGACCGGTGTAATGTCGCCCGCCGCCGTTACGCCCGTGAGCGCATCTTCTAGCGGGTACACGGTCAGCGGGATTGACCCGAGGCCGTCGCCATTCGCGGGCAGTAGTTGCAGCGCCGCAAGGTGGATGGGTGAGCCGAAGCCGTACACCGTGCCCGCTTCTAGCGCGCTGGTGATCCGGCGTTTGCCTAGGGAGTATGTCGCAGCAGAGGCCCCTTGCCCGACCAACGCGACGCGCTGGGGCAGGTTGATCAAACCGCCGACATTAGTTTTTACAAATTGCGTTTTTATGCCTACTACGCGCGCAACGGCGCCTAGGGGTACGGCGGTACTGATAGCCATTTGCAGGCCTCCTTATGGTGTATAGTCGTAATCTAATTGGGCCAGGACTTGCCCGTCCTCTGCCCGTTCTACTCTGACGCCCAGCTCTTGCAGTATTGCGGGCTCGAACTGGGGCGAAAATTCTTCATATCGTACCCCGAGCGCCAGTCGGGCGCCAACGACGTGATCCGCGGGCTTACTGTTCAACTGCGGCTGAAACGATGTAATAGACTGCGGCATCCGTTGACCGACGATTGTGCGCAGGCCTAAATACGTGTAGCTGCTAGCCATGATGATGTTGCGCACCAAACGCAGGCCGCGCTGGGCATTAAGCGCCGCAACTTCGTCGCCTGGCCGGTGGCCCCCGGTGCCGTTAGGCTTGGAGTTACCGAAGCCGATCACGTCGATGTTGAACGTCCCGCGCATCGTTTGGCTGCGCACGGTGTTGGACGCCGCCTCGTCGACCGAGGCCGTGTCAAACCACACGTTAACGATAATGTCCCCGTCCGCCGCGTCGTCCCAGGGGGACGCCCGCTCGGTGTAGACTTTAAGCGCCCACAGGCTGGGGTCTGGCTTTCCGGCTGCCGTCGCAAGTTGCACTTGCATGGCCGATTCATCAGCGAGGATCACCGCTATCTTGTCGCGGACTACCTCGAAAACGTCCTGCTTGTCTATTAGCTGCGTTATGTTAGCCATTCCACA